CTGTGGTCGGGTCGGTTGTGCCTCCACCCCACGCGATCGTTGGTGTCCACACCTTCCATATTCCCGGACTTTCCCACCGCTGCAAGCGTTCAACTTCCCGCTCCAGTCGTTTCAGCTTCTGTATCATCTTTTCGTCGAAATCGCTCAAAGTTCACCTCTTAGCCTAACGTCAATCTGCTCGCCGGCGTCCTGATCTACTTTCACGCTCACGCTTGAAACGTGGCAATCCACATTGTAGCCAAAAGCCTCCGCAGTCAAGATATCACCGAACTGATAATGCACGCCGTACATCATTCCGTAGGTATCGTGTAATCTGCCAGTTAGCACCTGTCTCGGCCTGAATTCGTTCAACGCGGCGTCGCCATCCGCCTCTAACAGTGCGGTGGTATCATCATCCCTGCTGTCCTTGAAGTATTCGCGCCGATTCCATTTTGAAGCACCCATTCTCGCGTAGTTCCAGCGATAAACGCGCATGCGGGCATCCTCTTCGCCTTGCCCTGCAACGACCACCCAGTTTCTTTCATCCGAGTGGTAAGTGCCAAATGAAGCCTCGCTCAAATTGCCGTATTTCTTGCCAACCAGTCGCGGGTCACCTGAAGTGCGGCTATGATCCGCGCCCCGTTGCCCTGCATAAGTACGGAACTGGAATGTGCCCGGCGCTGTTCGTACCACGTCAAAAGCCAGATACACCCCGCCCTCTTTGGCAAGGTCGGCTAAATCCTGCACCACGTCCAGCACATTGCGGTAAGCGAAAGCCTTTGTAATAGATGCTCCACCCGCCCCCACATCTCCGGCAACTGTAATTTTTTGTCGTTCAGCCTCTGCCGTTTCTCCAAGCTGCCTTCTTACAATCGCTTTCATGATGTTGTCGGGAATGCCAGTCATTTCAGCATTAGCACTTCCGGCGGTGGCGTGAACAATCGCTGAATCCAACAGCCAGTTGGCGTCGGTTGCATAGAGTTGGATGTACTCCTCGCCTTTTTCATTGGCAAAAAATTGCCAGTCCTGTAAAAAATAGGCGGTCTCATTCTGTAATTCCAGTAAGCCGTTCTTATCTCGCCAGATTTCGAAGATCTGTCCGACTTTGAAGTCCTCGTAGTTGTAGAGCCCACGCGGGATTGTCAGCACCATCCGCCCGACTTGATTTTCAGCTCGCACATATTCAAGCGAAGTGAACGACTGAATCACGCCTGTTTTCGTGCCGTAATCATCGTACCAGTCTATTTGGTATCTCATTCGTACAGAACTCCATCTATGCCCCAGAATTTAGGCGTCCATTTAATCCAAGCCTTGCTATTCGAGGTGGTATTTCCCATAAATAATGAGATATAATTAACGCCCGGTTTCAAGTAGAAATTCCCGTAATCAGAACCGGCGCTCACATATCTTAGCACACTTCCCCTGCCTTTCCAGTTTGAAGTGAATCTTAGGTTGGTCGGGTCAAACCAAAGATTCAGGTACTCCCCCGTCTGAATTGTAAGCCCATCAAAACTCGCATTTGCGCCCGTGCTGTAATTGATAATTGACTTTAGCGTGCCCGGTCCGTGAATCTGAAAGAACGGATACGTATTAGCCGATGCGCTTGCAACGTTCAGGTTGAGCGCCACCGCGCCTGTCTTAGCGTTTTCGCTTGCAGCTGCGGTTGAGAAGTTGCCGCCTATATACAACGAGCCGTCTGAGGCTTTAAAAACTGCAAGAACATTCTCAATTCCGGGCAAATCAATGTCCATCGGTTGGTACGCGCCTTGTACACTTTTTACAACGCGGTCTGTAAGCGTGAGACTGCCAGCTTGTGTAAATTTGCCGCCCAAATAAATATCACCGTTGTCGTCACAATAGACTTTTCGAACTAAAGCATTTACCCCGCCCGCCATTAGCGAGCCCCAATTATTGCCGCGCCACGCTGCTACATAATTAGCATTGGCATCACCGCCGGCGTTGGTAAATTCCCCACCGATGATAATGGTGCCGTTAGGATTAATATCGATCGACTGGACTATGCTGCCGACACTCAATTCAGTTGCCCCTAAATCGTAAAAAGATTTAAACGCGCCCCCATCCCAGTAGCAGATATAATCGCCATTTGTACCAGCTGCATTTGAGAACTGACCACCTATTAGCAAGTCTCCGTTTGAGCGGAATTTCAAAGCGTAAACAAAATCATTTAATCCTGTAGCAAGTGACGACCACGCCGTTCCGGTCCAGTATGCGATGTAATTGCAATTTGTGTTTCCACTGGCAGTTGTGAAANCGCCACCAATATATATAGTGCCGGAAGACGATATTTCTATTGTAGTAACATCGTTATCAATTCCACTCCCAACAGCACTCCAAGTATTAGTCGAGACAGTATATTTCGCAAAGTAATCAGCGTTGGCAATTCCGGCAAGGTTGGTAAAGCCACCTCCTACATATAAATCTCCATTAGCATCAAAGGCTATGCAACGTATAGAAGTTATCGTTGCCCCCGTTACTGGGTTTCCAACCGCTTCCCAAATCTGGCTTGCCTTACTCCATCTCGCAATTCCCTTCGTGTTAGCCACCGGGCTTGCGCCATTGCTTACTCCTGTAAAATAACCACAAATATAAATATCGCCATTAGGGGCTTCCTTGATGTCATAGACTATTCCATTCACCCCCGCCAGCGGATTGACATAAGCAGAGCCATTCCATTTGCACCAATTGCCTTGCGGATCGCGCTTGACGATGTACTCCGCCGGAAATTCAGCGAACAGGTCAAGCCCTTTGCCTTCCTCATACGCGCCGTCAAGCAATCCGCTGGGGACGCTGAAGTTCAGCACCGCTCGCTGGTAAGTCGGCAGGTCAGGCGTGTCGGTCAAAGTAGCGGGCAATGGCACGCAGTGGATGTCAACCGGATTAGTGGCTTCATCGCCATTAGCCGCGAAGCCTTGATACCTGACAACCATCTCACCTTCGAACAGGTCAGGTCTAAGCGCGTCGATCAGCGTTTTGCGATTGCCCTCGATTTCGCCCAAACTGTTCCCGATAAAATCCACCACAATGCTAAACTGCCGTGACTTTCGGATGTAATCCTGGTATAGATCACCGCCACTGGTCATCTTAGTTAATATCTGATTCCAGTCGCCGTGACCTAAACCGGTTACGCTTGCAACCGAGCAGTAATCGTCCAAGTCCAGCAACTCACCGCCCGTCTTACAATCGTTCGCACGAAGTGAGGCAGAAACGTTACGCGCACCTTCCCACGAATAGCCTTTCCCCATATACCCCTGAATGAAGGTGGTCGCTTTGCTTTCCTGTTCAAACTGCACACCATCAACATAGAAGGGGTCGGCTGAATCAATTGCCATCCTGCGAACCACTAAATATTTATCACTGCCTGTGATAGACGAGGTCCAAGACAATTCTTCCCTTTGCCAATAGCCGGTGGCTGTGAATGAGACTTCCTTATAAACTGTCCAAGGGTCAACAGACTGTTGATATAAGAGTTTAAATTGCTGCCCTGCTGTACCTTTCACATAAACGCTGAAGGTATAATCACTTCCCGCAACGACACTAATACCTCTAAATGTATTGCAATTTAGATTCGCTGAAGTGTTTACTTTTAGCGAGTAAGCGCCCCACCTCGACTCATCGCCAGATTGTTCTATAGATGTAGTACCCACTGAATACAACCACCCGCTTATGCCCATCGCAAAGGTGGGATTAGGAATAGCATTTCTGCCTGCTTTCGGCTTTATAATCCAAAACTTCATTTTCTCTAACTGCGGTGCTGTCATTATGCCCATGCCTCCATTAATTCAAACGCTGTTCTAACATCCGCCGGATTACTGCTTGTAGGCATAGTCAGGTTGTAAACATTCCCACCCTTACTTCCGCCAGCCCGTATAAGCGCATCCGCAACCGCCTTGCCAACCGCGTCCGCGTCCATGCCATCGCCTGAGTTTGCGCCTGTGAGCGCCTTGCTCAAAGCTCGCTCTGCATCCGCCCTGCTCAGGATGAACCCATCCGCGCTCGGGACGAACAGCTCGCCTCGATAGCCGTATTCTTGCCACGTGTAAGGCTGCCCGCCTTGCACTGCGCCACCGACGGCGTTAGCCGTGCCGTGAACTGGGAGGTAGGTTACACTTCCTGTTATAGTCGGTGGGTGATAGTTAT